CAAAGAAAATGTCAGAACTCATGGCAAGCCTGGCGTAGTGGACGACGATTTACTGAAATGGGACGGCTTTGACGACGCTGTTTTAGGCGTGGGGTCCCGTTGTGATATGGACGATGTATTAGTTTATAGCAAAAAGAAGATGGCATATATCTTGAGAGACAGAGATAACATGGACGTAGAAGAGGCGATAGAATACCTCGATTTTAACGTTTTAGGGGCCTATATAGGCGAAAGAACTCCTATCGTGGTAGAAGACTTCATCTAATGGAAGTTTGCCCTATCTGTGAGTTCGATATGGAGGATTGTGATTGTTTAACATAATCATAGCCACTTGTTTGGTCTTAATCACGCTTTTATTAATATTTTTATGTGTGATGATCTATGCGATTGGTGATCAATTGCACGAGAGCCGAGATCCCAATAATAAAAGAGATTGATTTTTTATCTTCGATTAGTGTAGAATAGGAAGTTTACGCACTATATTAAGGAGATCAAAATGAACACAGAAGAATTAAAAAGTATTATCGTCTATTTAACAGACAAAGTATCAAGACTAGAACAAGAAAACATTACACTATCGGGTAAAAAAATGTGTGAATGCGCTGACGATGAGCAAATCCCAACATCTCCCACTGAAAATATTATAAGTTTATTTCCGAACGCGAAGGCGTAAACGAATACGGCGACGATTTCTTCTTTTTTTCGAGCCTATTTTACGACGGCCTTTGTGTTTTTTCTTTTTTAGAACGGAGCTCATCTCTATCCTGGTCCCATTGCTGGACTCTCGCTCGCCAATAATCTCTCTCTTTCGCGGTTAAATCTTCCCAGCGAGCTTGTTTAAATCCTTTCTTGTCTGATTTATACCGAAGGTTCTTTGCTCTTTTATCATAAATTACATTTTCCACGGCGGTATCAATCATTCATTTCGATAAATTTTTTTTCGTGTTTTTTCCAAAGACGACGACCCTCTTCTAATGTTATCTCCCAATCAATAACATCAAACTCTTTATGAGAACCGTCAGTGTAATGAACGCGGACGCGGTTTATAACGTCACCAGAATCTGGATTTTTTTCTTGAAATCTAATAACGCCACTAACTATTTTTTTTAGCATCGGGAACGTGTCCCTGTGGGGACATGTTAGTGAAGTACGCAGCGCGCACATCTTTTATCGCATGCTGAAGATCCGCCTTTTCTTTTAATATCTTATATAACTCTTTAATATGCTCGGCGTGATCGTGTTCTGCACTTGTAATATAACTACAAGTATTAACTAATAAAACCTCTTTTGCCTCTAACTCTGATAAGTCTCCAATCATTTTATTTAAAACTGATACGTATAATGCTTTTCTAACATTATCTCTGATCTGTTGATCCAACATTGTGGTCTTCTCCGTTCTGTAAATTTGGTTGATTACTTTCTTGTTCGTGTTCTTTGTCTATTAAATAATGTAAATACGAACCCATAGACATATACTTTTTCTGTGCCATAGGCTTTGCCTTATTGTACACATCAATTTTTATGGCTACAGATTTATACTTAGATATGTCTGTCATTTCTTTCTCCTAAAATATTTATTATATTTCATATATTAATAGGTATATATGGGAAAATACCTAATAGTCAAGGACTATATATCTCTTTTATAAGTTAAATCTTCTAGACTAGCAGCTTGAACGCAAACAAAATTCATAACGATCTCATCCTCTAAATCACTTAAATCTTCTCTAACCATTTTATAATAATTATTACACTCTTCAAAAGTAGGATGATTAATTTCGGACCCTACACGTATACATTTTTGATTTTCTGCTAGACCAATACATACCCAACCTATTAAAAAAAACTTTAACATTATTCTCTTTCCATAAATTTAAATTGAACTCCTAACCTTATCTGTTCCCTGGTCCGGTGTCTATTAATTTGTGTCCCTACACGACCTGTCTTTCTGTATGATTTAGTTTTCACGTCGATAAGTTTAATATCTCCTGTATCGGGATGAATAATCACTAAGTCGATAGAACCACTAGCAGAAACGTTTTTAAACACCATATAACCCTTTTCAAGATACTCTATGGTAGCTTTATACTCATTAACATCTCCAACTATTGCTTTTCTATTTCTCCCCACGACGGTCCTATCTCCATGTCTACCTTTAATGGCACTTTAAGTTCAACAGTGTTTTCCATGACTTCTTTTATCTTTTTAGCTTGGTCTGGTGATTCGATAGAACAATTTAATTCATCATGTACTTGTATGTGAGATACAATACCTTGTTCATATAAATCAACCATGGCTTTTTTAGTCATGTCAGCACTTGATCCTTGTATTAATCTGTTTAACGCTTTGTATGTCCATGCACGTTTTAAATCACGGCCATATTCTTTTTCTGCTTGCCATAAGGGTAGTGGTTTATGTATTCCAAATGCTCGCGGTTCCCATGTATCAAATCTACATTTACGACCTAGTAGCGTTCTTAAAAACCCTACATTCTCTGCTTTACGAGTTGCTTGTTCCATTAACTGTTTTACAAACGGAACGTTTGCATGAAACTGTGTAAACAAATCTTCTGTTTCCTCTTTATCTAATCCTAATTCACTAGCGAGTTTACCTTTACCCATGCCATACATCATACCTAAATTAATTGTTTTAGCTGTTCTTCTATCTATCCCCGCCATATCAGCAACTGCCTGGTGAAAGTCTGGATCCTCATGTTTATAAGACTCTATCACTTCATCCGCGCCTTTTAATCCACCGCCGGTTAATGCAGCAAAGTGAACTAACACACGAGGCTCTTGCTGTGAATAGTCAAAGCTACCCCAGTCACACTTTTCATCGGGAACAAAAATAGATCTGATCATTGGTCCGATATCTTTGTTTCTTGCAGGAATTTGCTGTAAGTTCGGACTACTGTAACTAAATCGACCTGTAACCGTGCCTCCGGTCTCTCCTCGCATTTGATGAATATCAGCATGTATTCGACCTTTATGTTCATGTGTTAATATTGTGTCAATGAAAGTCGTGCGTGCTTTATTAAACTCTCTGGCCTGCACAATCATCTGTGCCAGAGGATGTTTGTGAGTTGTTAAAAAGTTCTTATCAAACTTTGGCTGTCCAGACTTAGGCGTTCTTTCGTATTTAATTTTTAATTTATCAAACGCCTTGGCGACACTAACAGCAGCCCATACATCAACATCTATCCCTGTATCTTTTTTAACTTGATGTAAAATATCTTTTTCTTTTTTACTTAAATCTACTTTAATATGACTTGCTTTTTGTAAATCAACACGCACCCCTTTTGTTTTCATATCTAACAAACAAGGAAAGAGCCGTGTTTCGAGATCAAAAATACTTGATAACTCTTGCTTAATTAATTCAACTTTAAAAAATTGCCATAATCTCAACGTTAGATCAGCATCTTGTTCTGCATAAGGACCTACATACATAGGAGGTAACTTCCACATTTCTGCTTTCGCATCAACACCCCACTCTTTTGCAGCCTCGTATAATAAACCCTCTGACTTGGTATCTTTTAAATAATCTTTACCTAACTCATTTAGCGAGTATCGAAATCTATTTTCATCTATGAGTGGAGCGGCGATAAGAGTATCTATAATCTTGCCTTTTATTTCTACTCCCCACCAACGAAGCCACCCCACATCATAACTTGCATTATGAAATATTTTATCACAAGGCAGTTCCATAATTTTTTTAACTTGTCGTTTGACAATCTTCTCATCAAAATTACCACCGCCCTCATGACGAATAGGAAAATAACCTTTCCAACCGTCTACGGCTATTGCTATACCTGCAATGTATCCGTCCCCTCTAGGCCAACCTGGCCCGATAGTTTTAATGTTAGGATCACAGGTTTCTAAGTCTATAGCTATCTCTTTTGCCTCTGATAAATCAGGCACCTTTTCAGGTGGTGTCCACTCGCTAGGTGGCTGAAACAAAGGCATTTGAGTCATTAGTCTTCTTTTTCTATTTCAGCAGCAATCGCGGCATACCCCGCAATATCTATGTACGAGTCTGGTGTTGCTTTATGCTTTATTCTAGCAACCTTCAATAACAACATACACATAGCTACATCGTGAGCGGAAATATCTTTTCCTAAGTAAGAACTCCATAGAGAAGCAATATTACAGTGCGTAATCGTTTTATCACCATAATCATGTGCTCTAGGCCCCGTTACTAATCTAAGAGCTTCTTGTAAGCATTTATCACTTTGCATCTTCTTTCTCCTTTAATTGTTGTAAATCTTTGTGTAATTGCTCTAAATCTTTTTTTAGAACTTTTACGGCTTTATCCAAATCATCACGTCGAAGTTTTGTACCTTCTGCTCTGACTTTAGAAATCTGTTTGATAGTTATTTCAAGTTGTTTAATAACAACATTTACAAATGACATTAAAATACCTCCGAAAATTCTCTGTCCGATTGCGATCGCACTATGTTTAAAATGTTTCTTGCACGAGTCATACCCACATAAAAAACTCTTCTTTCGGAATCTCTATGTCTCCAATATTCATCGTCTGCTTTACGAGATAGATCAGTCAACAACATGACGTTATCTGACTCTCCACCTTTTGATCCATGTATCGTTGATAACTTGATCCGTGGTTCGTGTCTTATGTTCTCACCACGACGTAAAACTGCTCTTACATAAATAGATTTTGACGGCGGTATATTTTTCAAAGCTTTAAACCACGGTAACTCTTTATCTACTTTTAGTCCATAATCTTTTTTCAAAGTTTCATAATTATATAATTTTTCTTTATCTGCTTTCTTCATAGCTTTATGTTCCGCTTCAATACCTTCTCCTGTCTTGATATAAGCATAACAGCTTTTTATCTCTTTTACACCTATTTCTTTACCTTTTCGTAGATCTTCCCATGCTAAAATAGCTTCATGTATTCTTTTATTTATAGAAGTTTTATCTCCACGCTTATAGTAATAACCATAAATTTTTAAATCCTCTTCTAATTTATCTAATCTATATCTATCTCTTGCCAGGATAAGCC